TATGCAATTTATACCTGGTAAAATTTACACTTTTCAGTATGAGCCGCTTTACAAAGATGTTTTAGATTATTATGATAAGCGTCCAATAATTCTTGCTTGTGGACAATGGAGCGCTAAAACAGGAAATAACATACTTACCGGAATCAACTTAAATTTTCTTCCAGAAAAGGCAAAGGTAAATACATTAGAATACTATTTCCGCGCAATGGGCAATGATTTAATTCAAGCATACGAAGAAACTGAAAAAACAAATAAGATTTCAATAATTAAAAAGGCATACCAGGTATTACAAAACAAAGAAGCGTTAAATAATATCTTTAACGCTTCTGGACAAATTGGTTATCAATTTGCTATGAGAAACTACATTATTAGTGGAACTCATATGCGACAAAATGTAATTGTGGAATATGATGACTGGGAGTTGATTCCTTTTTTACAAACCAAAGACATTGTTGGAAAAAGCATTGGAGAAATTTACAAAGAGTATATACAAACAAAAACTCTTCTTTCAAAGGCTAAAGCATCGCAAAAGCCTGGTTCGAAACGAAAGTACACTAACAGATAAATAAAGAAATAAACTAATAATATGGCAGGTTTTATAGACAGGGCAGGCACCAATCCTATTTTTGGACAGCTTTCCAAGAGCTTAAAGAATCTATCTTCTCTTGGGATGAAGTACGATGATATGGTGGTAAAGCAATCAAGGGCAGTCGGTGTAACCGAGGCTGAATTTGGTTTGCAAGGATATCTACCGGAAGAATTTTTGTATTCGCTCGCGCTGACTGATGTTGGCCAAAAGAAATTTATTGCATTTTTTGACAAGGACTACAAGGCAAGAAGAGATTACCTTCGAAAATTTGCAATGAATCCTGAAATTGAATTTATTTTAGATACGGTGTCTGACGAGGCTATTGTATATGACAATAGCAACTACTTTGCTGAAATTGACACAGCCCTGCTTAAAGGTATTGTTGACCCTGACAATTCAAAAGAATTGCTATCTGAAATTAATTCCATGTACAAGAAAATCTATGCTCACTTTCACTTTAATGAAGGGCATGATGCATGGGCCTACTTTAGACAACTTTTAATTGATGGCTTTTTGTCTTTTGAGATTGTATATGATCCGGAAGGAAAAAACATCATAGGTTTTAAGGAAATAGATGCAACCTCAATTAGACCAGGAGTTGAAAAGGGTGGTGATGGAATTTACCGTAAGATATGGGTACAATACGAAGACATACCCGCTATGAAAAGAGTATTGTTAGACTCTCAAATCATCTACATATCATACGCAAAAGGAAATTTTACTGGACGTGTTTCCTACGCTGAGCGACTTGTACGTTCCTTTAATCTTTTGCGTATCATGGAAAATAGCCGAGTTATTTGGAACATTATGAATGCAAGCTTCCGACTTAAAATGGTAGTTCCTATCGGTACGAAATCTCCACAAAAGGCAAAGGAATCACTGGCTGAAATGATGGCAATATACAAAGAGGACATCTCGCTTAACAATGATTCGGGTGAATTGGCAGTTAATGGAAAGCCGGCAATGCAGTTCTACAAAAACTATTTGTTTCCTTCTAAAAACGGAGAGTCTCCAGAAATTGAAACCATCGGTGGCGACGGATACGACCTTAGCGACACGGATGCCTTAAAGTATTTTGAAGACAAATTAAAACTTGACTCCAAAATTCCATTCAGTAGGTTTGACCGTACGCAGGACGGTGGAAGTTTTAGTATTAGCGCTGACGGAATGGCCCGGGATGAAATACGCTTCAACCGCTTTATTGTTCGTTTGCGTTCTATTTTTCAGGAAATACTTATTAAGCCACTTTTTATCCAGGTAGGACTTCAGTATCCAGATCTTGGTGAAGACGAACTTTTCAAATCGGCATTAGCGCTTAGATTTGAGGCAGACAATCTCTTTGAGGAAATGAAGGAAATGGACGTCATGGACAAACGAGCCGGTTTAATTTCAACTCTTATGGGAATAACTGAAAAAATGCCGGATCCAAGTGGTATGATGCAAGATGTTCCGTATTTTGATCCACAATTCTTAATACAAAAATATCTGGGTCTGAGTAAAACCGATATGGATAGAAATCAAGATTTGAAAGACGAGGCCAAGATTAAAAATGACGCGGCAATGAAAGCTGCTCAGGCTTCTGGCGGAGGAATGGGAATGGGAGGATTCTAAAAACATAGCAAAACAGCTGATTAGCTCTGAGCCGAAAGATTTCTTTCGGCTTTTTTGTTTTAGCACAGTCTTGCAAACCTTAATAAAAAAGGCATTCCAAAAGAAAACTAAGTATACTTTTTGAATATAAACTACAAATCCAAAAATAATTAAAATGAACACTTTACTATTTGATGCCTTAAAGGCAAAAGCAACAGCAGAAGAATTAGATGCGCTTGCAAGACTGTCAGTCTATGCTAACAACGCAGTAGGAATTGGCGAGCATCCACAAATTACAGAAGAAATGGAAAAAATGGTGCAACAATATGTAGATGCAAAAGATAAGTATTCTGCTATTGTAGAAATTGAGGCTAGATTTGCAAATCAATCACTTAAATCATAGTATGATAGGAGAATTATTTACAGAGAAATATCGTCCGCAGTCACTGGATCAAACCATCTTGCCATCGCGGATTAGAAAAACTATTGGCGATGGTAAGCTTCATCAAAACTATCTGTTTTACGGGCCTCCAGGGCTGGGAAAAACTACGCTTGCCAAAGTCTTAGCAAAGTCATATCCTACATTGTACATTAATGTTTCTGATGAAAGCTCGGTAGATGTTATTCGTGAAAAGATAACTAATTGGTGCTCAACCATCAGTCTTCTTGATGGAGCTGAGCAGTTTAAGGTGGTTATACTTGACGAGATGGACGGTGCGTCTGACCAATTCTACAAGGCTCTTCGCGCTACTATTGAAAAGTTTGCTGCAACTGCAAGATTTATTGGTACATGCAATTACATCAATAAAGTACCAGATCCTGTACAATCACGTTTTACTTGTGTTAACTTTGACACTATATCAAAAGAAGAGGAACGTGAAGTTATGGTTGAATTTGCCAAACGGGCATACGCAATCTTTGGTAAATCCGGAATATCCATATCCAAGGATGCTTTAGCCGAGTTTGTAAAACGCAACTTTCCTGATATGCGTTCAATTGTCAACAAAATCCAAACTTTTGTTGTACAAGGAGTAACAAACATAGAAGCGGACGACGTTAAAAAACTTAACTACTCTTTCCGCGATGTTTTTGAAATGGTAATGAAACCTGCTGATGCATACGAAAATTACAAGTTTCTTATGACAAACTACAGCAGTAAAGTTGACGAAGTACTTGCTGCCTTGGGTTCTGAGCTGCCCGAATACATTCGCGATAACCACTCTAGCAAAATTTCAAAAATACCACAAATACTCATTACAGTTGCAAGCCACCAAGCACAGCGAGTACACGTAATTGACCCTGCTGTGACTATGCTTTCCGCTGTTTTTAATTGCCAAATAATTCTTAACTCATGAATCCAGAAACTTTAACACAAATTGAAAATATGTCATGGTCATCATCCATGATTAAAAGCACAGCATACAACAGTGTAGACGAAACATTAGTGGTTAAATTTACCAATGATGTGGAATACACCTACGATGGCGTATCCTTCTCAGAATACGCAGACTTCAAAAGTGCAGAATCGCAAGGCAAGCATTTTATCGCTCATATCCGAAACCAAAAAAATTCACGGAAAAATGATTAGTCTAAAGAGAACATCTGATCTAAAGGCTTATATACTTAACAAGTATCCTGAGTTAAACTCCAAGAGGTTTGAAATTGTAAAAATAGGAGCACGCATTTATATGTATTATGTAGATCGCGAAGGAAATCTTGCACGTCAACAGGTATTTCAAGGCCACCTTCCCTCAATAGAGGGGCTGCCATTGTTGCACGAAAGGCTTGATAAATTAATTGAATATGCTGTTAAAAAATGGCAAGGTGTTAATAACTAATTGACCAAAGACTTTTCTATTTGAAAAACTTTGGTTATATTTGCAATATAAATTAAAACTATGGTACTTATATTCGACGGAAACTACTTATTCTACAAATCATTATTTGTTTTCTCTTCATACGGCAGTAGCGGAAAGCTATTAGAAGACGAAAAGGATCAAGCAATGTTTGTTCGCAAAATTGCAACTGATATGTCTTACGCAATCCGACAATTTGGAAACCCAGATCATATAATCTTTACAATTGACTCTCGTTCATGGAGGAAAGACATTGCGATTGTTGACGGGGCTTACAAAGGAAATCGTGAAAAGGATGAAAGCAAAGTAAACTGGGAAAACTTTTACAACATAATGAATGAGTTTTCAAACGTTCTTCTCTCTCGAGGCTTTGTGGTTTCTCGGCAAGAAAAGGCAGAAGGCGATGACCTTATGGCACTCTGGTCGAAAGGCTTAATTGAAAATGGTATGGATGCTGTTGTAATTACGGGTGATCGGGATTTAATGCAAACGGTTGGCCTTACTGAATCAGGTAATTTCTCGGTTGTTTACAATAGCAACACAAAAACCAGAAAAATCGTAGCTCCTAAAGGTTTTCAAGGCTGGCTAAACACAGAAAAGATTGACATCTTTAATGCTGATACTTTTATGAATAAAAGCAAGGACCTTATTCATGAAGCTCTCAATTCAATTACAATCGAAGAGGTTGACCCTTTTAGAATTGTATTTGATAAGGTAATCATGGGCGATGCTGGCGACGCAGTTCCACCAATTTTTACTTGGCAAAAGGATGGAAAAACTTTTCGAGTTACTCCTGCAAAATGCGATAGAATTTGGGAAATACTTAATGTGGTAAAACCAGTACAAGACATTATGGAATTGCCTGGTCGCGCGGCTGAAATTTCTTCTGCAATCTCTGCTGTGGTAAAACACAATCCGCCTACCGACCTTATCCGTCACAATTTGGAACGAAACATCCAGTTGGTTTATTTGGATGAGCGCATAATTCCATCTACAATACAGGAGGAATTTCAACCAAAGCTTCAATCTTTGTTGAAAAGAAAAACACTTTCTGCTAGAACATACGATATGCAAAACATTCTAGAGGGAACACGCTTCCTTAGTCAAGGAAGAACATTTGAATCTGACATTTTCAAAGCATTTGATAAAAAATGAAACTACCTATAAATATACACCTTGATTTTGAAGGAAATGAAGAGGAAATCTTCATGGATTGGATGGATGAAAACCGTGCTGTTCTTATGAATGCCATGTATGAATCTTGTTGGCAATTTGCAAATGACAGTAAATTGGATGAAATTTTGCTAATGAACTTCATTGATGCAAACAAGGCTCGTCTTGGCGAGTACGTTTTTCAGCTGTCGGTAACTCCGGATGATACGGGAAAAAATCTTGACGAATGCGAAAATTTCTTTGTGGAAACCGAGGAATATGAAAAGGCAATAGGAATTAAGAAATGCCGTGAAATGATAGAAAGCAACAAAAAGAAACGTAATGCATAATTTTATGAAAAGTATAGAAAAAGCTTTTATTGCAATCAAATTTACTATTGCAATAGTTCTTTCCCTTTTATTGATAACCACAATTGTATTAGGAAAGCCGGTGAAAGAATTATTAGACATTGATATGTGGACAATGATAATTCTTATCGAGCTCTACATTTGGAGAGTTCGTACAGAAATGGACTCTAAAAACTAAGATCATTTACTGAATAAAAGATATATGGAACTATTCGAAACAATAAATGCAATGTTTTCAAACACAGCTGCTTTTGAAAAAACTTCTTTGCATGAACGGGGTCGACACCTATTTATGGTAAACCGCCTTTTTGCAATTAAGTTTCCGGTACAAGCCCAGTATCTTAATCATACTAAAATCCATCCTGGAAATGCTGTTACCTATTGGTCAGAAACCGTAGGCAAAATGTTTAGCAAAACTCCTGGATGGATGTACGTTAAAACAAAAAAGGCTAAAGAAGAAAAGGCCAAGGCTCAACCAATAAACGACGCCACAATTCGATACTACTGCCAAAAAAATCAGTGTTCTAAAAGAGATGTTGAGGATGCTATTAGATTAGTAGGCAAGCCTTTTTTAGAAGAACTATCAAGTCTACAAAAGCTTATAGAGAAGAGCTGATATATAGTTAAGGTTAGATGCCTTAAAAACATAATCAGCAATGGTAATAGCAACACTGAGTCAAGTCGGAGACTACGCAAAAATTTCATACAATCATCCTCTAAAGTATGTTACTCAGCTGTTAGGCTATAATTTGCAGTCTTCCGGAAGTGGACAGCTTAAACTTGAATTTCGTTGGTCATATTCCAATAACATCAAAACTTCCTGGCTGCCTCTCGATTCTGCCACGCTACAGTCAATTAATCTTGATCCATCAAAGGATTTGTGGATTGACTTTCGAATAACTCTACTTGGCGGTGGACCTGTAATGATTGAATCCATTGAGGTAACATACCAGCAGGATCCAATTGCTCAAGACAAGTTTCTTGGGTACCGACCAATAGCCGATGCTTGCGAATGCGGTAACATTACAGGGCTGGTAAAAATAGAAAACTTTTCCTTTGAGCCGTATAAAGTAAATCCAGCAGTGGCTCTATACAAAAGCCTTAGCTTTACTATTAATCAACTCTTTGGTCACAGTGTGGAATATGCACGGGCTCTTCCTCTTATGTCGGGCAGGGATGTAACCCTTAAGGAATGGACTCTTTTTGATTGCGATGATCCGTGTTGCATTAAGGTTATTGTTCCTAATAATGAATTTCCAGATGCCAAGATTAATTTTGGGCCGCTGGGACTTGACTTTGAAATGCCGTTTGAGGTTCATATTGATAAAGCATACTTTGAAGGTATTTTTGGAATTGGAGCCGCTCCGCAAAAACGAGACATTGTGTACTTTCCGCTAACCAATAGGATTTATGAAATACAGAGTTCATATCTCTTTAGAGACATTATGCAAAAGCCAGTTTATTGGAAAGTTGCTCTTATGAAATATGCTCCAAAATCAAATCGCACAGAAACCATAGATTTAAGAAACCGTCTTGATGACATATCAGTAGATACGCTTGAACTTTTTGAAGAGGTTTTAATTGATGATGAACTGGAAAAAACAAAGCCACAGCAATATGATCCAAAAATTGGATCTAGGGAGTATGACCCAACAAGGTTAACAATTGATGAAGCCTTGTCAATTGTTTCTGAAGATGTGATTAATTTTTACACACTGATATCAAATTCACAATATGACTTGCGGAGCGATTTTGATCCGGAAAATCTGACAAAAGCATCGGTTACCTATCGCGAAGAATCAGTTTTCCCTATCACATCTGATGATGATAGAGACATTAATCGTGGATTGTCTCTCTGGTTTAAGGACGTTGATCCCAAGTTTACAGTGTACCGCGATCCAATATCTGGTCCCGTGGTCATAGGGCCAACCTTTCCTACGTACGTGGAGGTTACTTTTAATCTCACGGTTTTGCGAGGCTTTGGTAGCGGAGATTTGATACGCATTACAAGGCCTAACGGTTTTAACGTATACGGGGAATGGGACCGCTCAAATTCGCAATACCAACATGTAATTAGGGTTCCCATAACAATTTACAATTCTCTAAGTTTTCAATATGGTGCTAGTTGGCCTACCGCTGGCAGTTATACTGCTGAGCAGATCTATGAAAAGAGTCTTTTCTGGGCGGCTAACCCTAATGCTCAAGAAGGCTGGAGACTAAGTTTAATATCGGGCAGGTATTTCAAACTCTATGCAGGAAATAAAATCCGCTATTTTATTTTGCCAGAAAATCTTAACACCAATTATTGGTATGCTCTGTTTTTTAACATAACCAATGAATACGAACAGGCCTCTATATACCTATGGGAGCGTAAGTGGAAAGAGTTTGACGCAACCCCGCAAAATACCACAGATTTGCTGAATATATATGCTAGTACAACCCTACTTCCAAAAGCTAATTATACTGTAAATGCGGCAGTATGGAAAAACTACCGAATAGTAGCCTCTCCGCTGGTATTAACAAATATAAGATTGTTTAACTCAATTGAAAATGACGTAAACAAACAACAAATAATACTTAACCAAAACATTGTAGAAGACTCACAATTAGCAATAATTATAGACAACGCGCTTCCACGCCTTAAATTGCCGTGGATAGCAAAAACAAAGTAATATGCCTAGAAAAATACCGCAAGAAAAAAAGGAGCAGCTGGAAATTAGAGATGAACTTGAGAGACTTATTTCCGAGGACACTCAAGCAATTAAGGCGCTTACTGCTCAAGCAGCCGATATCCTACCAAGTAGAGCCATTGGAACTCTTGACTACCACAATGTAAAAATTGAGTGTGAAGATGCAGCCGATGAAATTGTAAGTTCAGTTGCAGGCTTTTATTTGGAAGAAAAGATTATTGCCACGGTTCCGTATGTTAAGCAAAAAACTGCGGTAGATCATATTACAGTTTCCAACTTGCTGTTTCAAATGAAAACTGCTGAACATGCAATCATAAAATTATTGGAAGAGATTGACAATGGAAATCTTCATCCAAGAACTTTTGAGGTTTTGTCATCTCTGCAACGTTCTAAAATGGAAATCGTAAAGCACCTAGCACAATTTATGATTATCATGGAAAACAATTACAAAAATTTGAAATCGGACTATCGCATTAAAGAATCAGAAACCACCGATTCGGATAATGAAGAAGTGTCATCAAATCCAATGCAAGCACGCGGAACGAGAGCCTTAATAGAGTCGATACGCCAGGTAGTACCTGAAAAACGGGCCACCGGAAAAATGGACAGAATCGATAACATAGAAGACACTTATGGCGAAGGGGAAGGTATGGTCGACTAAAAGAGTCAATGAAGAACTTCGAAAGATGGAGAGCGGTTTACCATACAACTCTTCAGCATTTCACGAAGGTAATTCACAACTCAAGTCGGCCAACATAGTTTTTGAGTATACGCAACCGGAATTGGAAGACTTGGCTAAATGCGCAAATGACGTAGTTTATTTTGCAAATAAGTTTTGTTTTTCCATGACCGATGAAGGTATTCAACAAATAACACTTCGTCCATACCAGGAGGACATGTTAGAAAACTTCCAAGACAATCGATTTGTGGTAATGCTTGCATCTCGACAGATTGGTAAGACTGTTACATCCTCAATTTTTATTGCATGGTATTTGTGTTTTCATTATGACAGAAATGTTATGATAGTGGCAAATAAAATGGCAACCACCACAGAGATTGTGGATAAGGTTAAGGTCATCATTAAAAACTTGCCTTTTTTTATCAAGCCAGGCGTGGCTTCTTCCGGAGCCACTGGTATGCGCTTTGATAACGGGTGTAGACTGTATTCACAAGCAACTACAAAAACTGCTGCTATTGGATTTACTATACATCTTCTCTACGCGGATGAGTTTGCCCACATACATCCAAACTTCTTAACACAATTTTATCGGTCTATTTACCCCACGCTGTCATCCTCAAAAATATCCCGAATCATAATATCGTCTACACCAAATGGAATGAATCTCTTTTATGAGCTCTACACTGGTGCAATGGAAGGAAAAAATTCCTACCATCCTATACGGGTAGATTGGTGGCAAGTGCCTGGAAGAGATGACCGTTGGAAAGCACAAGAAATTGCCAACCTGGGATCCGAAGAACTCTTTAATCAAGAGTATGGAAATCAGTTTTTGGCCTCTTCAAGATTGCTTTTGCCAGGAACAATACTTGAGTATTTACACCGTGTTTCCAAGAAATATGTTTACAAGGATCACGAGGCTTTTTACAATGAACCTGAATTATTTAAGGATATGACATGGCATCCGGCGTTTGATCCGGCAGCAATTACTAAAGGCCAAAAGTTTGTTATTGCAGTGGACATTGGTGATGGTGTTGGAAAGGACTATAGCATCATTAATGTTTTTAGACTGGAAACCCAATCTAAAGCCATGATTAGAAAAATTAAAGATTGGCGGGATGAAACCGGCTTCTTTAGACTTTACCAGGTAGGACTGTTTAGGTCTAACACAATTTCTGTTGAGGATTTGTCAAGAGTGCTAGAAACCTTAATGTTTCAGGTTATTGACGCAGAAGACGTAAAGACTGTGATGGAGATTAATTTCAAAGGAAATCTTGTGTATGAGCGTGTTAGCAGAAATCGTGAATTTTTTCCAGAAACATTTTTGCATACCAAGCATAGCATGGGTGCACAGATTCTTAAGCCGGGTGTTAAGATGCAAAAGGACAACAAAGAAATTTTCTGTAGAGAGTTGAGAAATCTTGTAATTGATAAAAAAATACTCCTCACCGAAGAAAGCACGATAGTAGAACTGTCGGCTTTCGGTATCAACTCTAGCGGCAGCTACTCTTCACAAATGGGCCACGATGATATTGCAATGTCATGCGTAAATATGGTAAGCTACTTTGATACAATTGATTTCTATGATATGGTAGAAGACATGTATGACAATACCGATGAACACGTAAAGAAAGCAATTAATGATGCAATCGAAAAAGGCGGTGGCGCAGAAGATATGCCGGAAGGATTCCAATTATTACGAGATGTTGATCCAATGTTTAGCGAATCAATTAGAGACATGGCTGAACAAATAAAACAACAACAAAAAATACAACTCAGCAAATCAGGCGGCGGACGAAAGGGTGGCTTTGGTAGATTTTAATAACTTTGCTGTGATATATAGTATGAATATCTAAATAAAATAAGAGAAGCACAGAATGGCTAAAATAACTCTCGACCTCAATCAATTCAAGGCATCCGGTGTATACACCATCGAATTCGATGCTTCAGAGAGAATTGTTGTTACAACACAAACCGTACGTTTGGTTGTAGGGTTCTCCCGAATAGGACCTATCAACGCACCCGTATTTTTACAAGACGTAAATACATGTAGAAGGGTTTTTGGTGAAATTGACACTTTCCTTGAAAAGAGAGGCTCTTTCTTTCACCGAGCACTTGAAACATGCTTGTCAGTAGGACCCGTATTTGCACTCAATCTAATGCCTCTTCGTAGCATACCAGTTAACGAAGGAGGAGATGCAACAAACTACAAAAGTTTTGCACTTGCAGCGGATGAAGAAAATGGTCCAATTACACAAGCATTGGTAACGTCTTTTTACAACAAAGAACGTTTCTGGTTTCCAGATACAGAATATGTAATTGCAACCCAAGAAAGCAAACCAATTAATCGTGATTACTTGCTTACAGTGGTTAACCTTTCACAAGCACCACTATCAGTAATACTTAGAAAGTCTGTAAACGCAAATCAATACAATGTGACTGCGCGTGATTACTATGGTTTAGGAAATGTTCCTGACTTTATGAATGACAACGACTTCTTATCTGACTTTTTCATTGACCTTATTGTTGTAGAAGGAGATTGGACTAATCTCAATATCCTGAGCCAGGATCCAAACTATTCCAAATACTTTGACTCTCGTGGTTTAAGAGTTGACCGAGTAGATGCATTTCTTTCACTGGATGAAATTACTCTCATAGGAGCGTTTACCGGTACAATCATACCTGATTTTATAGATAACAACGGGGCAAATCAAAACCTGGAAACCATCGTAAACGCGGCAATTGGTTTAACTGGAATTTTCATTGCAATTAACAATGCAAAGATTGAGGACTATGCAAATAGCGTAAGAAAAATTGATACAATCGGTAACACCCTCATCAACACAACTGATGATACTATCGACTTCCTTTCCTACAATACTCCAATCAAAAACATTCTTGAGTACAGCGGAGAAACTGACCTTAATACTGGTTCTACTGACCTAACCACTTTTACGGGTCTTGCTGCTTCTACATCTCAAATCTATGTAAAGTCATCTCCATTTGGTGGAAGAGGTGGTAAATTCAATAACGTATTGGTTATCCCTAAGCCTCAACCAGGTGACACCGTCTTTTTGCCAAGTCAATATCAGTCAATCTTGGATAGCGCGTCTACAAATACCCTTGTAAAAACATACGGTACGGATAACCTTACAAAGGAACTACCAAACGACTACGTAAAAGTTGACAATGTAATTGATACTGGAACTGAGTTACAAATTCAATTAAGCTCACCTCTAAATACGGTGTCTGGCTACAATGATCTTGTAATAGGTACTGGCGTTGCTACTGCAATCCCTACCGTTGCCAACCAAATCGCTGTAGGTACAATCACTGACGAAGGCGGTAACACATTAACGCCAGCTGCTGCTGTTGCTTCAGTGAGCGTTGACTTTATCTTGGTAGAAGCTCCTGGATTTGCTAAATACTATCGCGTTGCATCATTTGGTGCCGGTACAATTACCGTTGCAACCACTGCTACGGCTAACATCGATACATCTGCTCCTTACTACTTTAGTAGCTGGGGTACATTTGGATTGGACATCAATGATTTTGCTGCATACGTTCAGCCTTCTGATATCAAGATTACCTTATTCAAAGGAGACCTTAATACTGCTGCTGCACCTGCTAACCGACTGGTTCCAGATCTTGGTTTATCACTTGCTTCTACATCATTTGGTGATGAGTTGGTATTTGCTTTCAACCCTACTGTAACTGTTAATAGTTTTGAAGGTATTGGAACTTTCAAAGCGGTTCCTGCACTTGGTGCAACTGGTACCGCTCCGGCATCTACCGAGGTTACAATCTTTAATAACACTGCAGGAACTGCGGTAACGGTTCCTGGTGCTATTGCTCTTTACATTAGAGCAATTACGCCTGGTGGTACTGCCGGTGCAAGAAACGCAGACATTACTTTCCTATATGATGATGGTACTGACCTTATAGCATTTGCTGTAGGTGATCTTGGTGGTACTGCACTCGACAACTACACTGTTACACTCGTACAATCTGGCGTAACATTCTCAGGTGCTTCTGACGCTACCGATACCTTCATTAACAACTCTGTAGATATTCTACAGCTTGCCTACATTGAAGGATATCCAGGTTCTAAGGTTAACTCAAATGTTAACATGAA